AGCTTCCTTCACTCCTCCAACAGCTCCATTCCCTACAGACTGGGAAGATGTAGCTGATCTATATTATGATAATGTTGTATTACATTTACCAATGGATGGGGGTGAAAATGGAACTACTTTTGTTGATAGAAGTAAGACGCCTAAGGCTATCACAGTTACAGGTAATACTAAGTTATTAGCTGCCCAGAGTAAATTTGGTGGTAGAAGTTGCTATCTTGATGGACAAAGCTATCTTTATATTAATGATACCACTAATTTAATTTTTGGTACTGGTGACTTTACCATAGAAATGTGGGTATATCCTGAGACTACAAATAATATAAGAGTTTTATATGATGCTAGACCAAATAATACGCAAGGTTATTATCCTGAACTATATATAACCGATACAAATCAGTTAGCTTTTTACGCTAACCAAGCTACCTTAGCTGCTGGTGGAACCATACCTACTAACTCATGGTCATATATTGCAGCTTCTAAGGCCTCTGGTGTTTTGAAATTATTTATAAACGGTATAACAGTTGCAACTACATCAGATACTAATAACTATTTACATAGTCAATTATACATTGGAGGTGCAGTAGCATTTAGTGCTGCTCCCTTTAGAGGATATATAGACTCTCTCAGAATAACAAAAGGAACTGCCCGTTATACCTCCAATTTCACAGTACCTACTGGCCCATTTGCTATTGGTAAACCTTATGTAGCTGACCCTTATGCTAGTAATGTTAAGTTGTTATTAACAGGTAGTGGTGCTAATGGTACTCAAGCTTTCCGAGATGAATCTGGATTAAATAATGTTATTACTGTGAGTGGTAATACGTCTATAAGCAGAACTAATAATAAAGTTGGCGGCGGTAGTATATATTTTGATGGTACTGGGGATTATATAGTTCTACCATCAAATACAGACCTTTCTATGGGAACGGGAGACTTTACTCTTGAATTCTGGATAAGTGACAATCTTGTCACTGGCGGCTGTATTTTTTCTAATGCCTCAAATACATATTTTTACAATAATGCTTTATGGATTAATAATACATTAATTATCTCTGGTCTTGGTTTAGATACTACAGCAGCTTGGAAACATATAGCTATTGTAAGAAATTCTGGAGTATTAAAAGTATACCAAAATGGGGTTGAAAAAGGTTCTGCAAATAATAGTACAAGCTTAGACTTCAGTTTGCTAAATTTTGGAAGATTTACTCCTAATAATAATTTATTTTTTACAGGCTATATAAATAATCTCAGAATAACCAAAGGTACAGCTCGCTATACAGAAAACTTTACTCCAGACTACTCATACTTACTACCACCAATAGCAATTACTTCCGGCGATGCCCTCTACGACAATACAGTATTAACTCTCCGTCTAGACGGCAACTATGTAGATAGCTCACCAAAGAACAATACAGTAACTGCTTATGGTAATGCTAGTCTTTCGACAAGTACTTACAAGTATGGAACAGGTAGTTTATCATTAGATGGGGTCGGCGACTATATAGCTACTCCAGATATTGCAGATTTCCGCTTTGGTACTGGCGACTTCTGTATGGAATGTTGGGTTTATCCGACAATGACCAGCTTTGCAGATATTAACTGTATCTTCGATCATAAAACTGGTAATCCTTCTGGCTGGTATTTATACCTGAATTGGCAAGGTAAGGTAGAATTATACAATTCTAGTAGTTATCTGACCGGCAACACTGCTTTAACTAAGAACGTATGGACGCATATTGCTGTTACTAGGAGTTCTGGCTCTGTAACTATCTGGGTTAATGGTGTAGCCGACTGCACTCCTAGCTCTGGAGGTATAAATACTGACTATACCGGAGCTACTACTTACTTTGGTATTGGTGCTCTGATTAACCAAAGGGATAGTCGGTATGACTTCAAGGGCTATATCGATAATGTTCGTATCACGAAGGGTGCAGCTAGATATACTGCTACTTTTACTCCAGCAGATATAGAAAGCTCTAGTGTTAGCGGCCCAGTAAGAGCTTACTCCATACAAAGTATCACCTCCAATGGCGCTGTTAAGTTTACAATACCTGTTGCAGGAGTTATTCAGGCCGGCTTTAGTACTAATGCCTCTACAGACATAACTAAAAATGACCTTGAATACTCAATTCAGATAGATTCTTCTAAGGTTCTAACTATTGTAGAAGCGGGTGTTGTTAAAGCAACTAAAGGAACGGCCTCAGACGGTACTAACTTTGAGATAGAATATAGCGGCACTACCATGACTTATAAGTCTAATGGCGCTCAGTTGCTAACAACAACTGTTACTGCCGGAATGACTCTCTATTTCTCAGCTTTTATTGAAGATACTGGATTATATGTAACTGGTATTCAAATCGGTACTTATGCTAGTGATGGCACTCCTGGTAATATTGGTGGGCAGATAACTGCTGATAATATTAGTACATATATTGCTGGAGCTGCCATTGATACAGCTTATATTAAAGACCTAGCAGTGAAAACGGCTAAAATTGATAATTTAGCAGTAACTACAGGAAAAATTAATGATTTAGCCGTAGAAACTTTGAAAATAGCTGGAAATTCTATTAGTAAAGTGTATGCAGCTTCTGGCGGTACTATAACAATCAATGATATATCTGTAATTAATGATCCTCTAGTACAATTAACAAATATAGTAGTACCTGGTAGTTCTACAGCAGTTGTTATTATCTTTAATGCCACTTATTACAATAATACATCTGCTACAAGAGGCGATGCTAACTTTAAATTATATAGAGATAATTCAGTAATAACCGATATAACTGGTTATGACTCAGCATGGTTTAATATAAGTGCTGGTGCTGGTGATATTTATACAATTACTAAGGTGTTTGTAGACAATGCAATAACTACTGGAACTCATTCTTATCAGATGAAACCACAATCTACCAGTTTTTGGACTATAAATACTAATGGAAACTTAATTTTAAAAGATATGACCTTATATGCAGTCCCTTTGTTGAGGTAATTATGGCAATCTATCTAATATACGACGAAACAACTTATACTCCAAAATATATACAGAGTTTTCCAGTTGGCGAGGCTCCAGAAGATGAAACAGCAATTGAGATAGAAGCTTTTCAAGACTTATCTTGCTTTTATTTTGAAAATCAAGTTCTTAAAACTAGAGAAAAGCAACCTAGTACTTTTCATACCTGGAATGGGACAGCCTGGGTAGAAAATACTTCCTTACTAAATGCTAGCAAAGCAGAATATGTGACTGCTAAAAGGGAGAAATTACTGCTAGAGTCTGATTGGACAGAGCTTCCGTCAGCTTTAGCTAGAATTGGTCATGCTAAAGTACAAGAATGGCAAAGCTATAGGCAGTCTTTAAGAGATATAACTACCCAAGAGGGTTATCCAGCAAGTATAACATGGCCGACAAAGCCACAATAGTTTGAACATACCGTTCAAAATGGGCTAATACTAACTATATATTGGAGTAAAAGATGAAAATATCTGAAAAAGGTATGGATTTAATCAAAGGTTTCGAGGGATTTCGCTCGCGGCCCTATCTTTGTAGTGCTGGAGTGCCGACCATTGGCTATGGAAGTACTTATTATGATAATGGGGATAAGGTTTCACTAGATGATTCACCGATTAGCGAAGCAGAGGCAGAGGAACTCTTCAAAACTACCTTGAAAAAGTATGAAAGATCAGTTACTAATGCCCTGACAGTATCTGTTTTCCAGTATGAGTTCGATGCTCTAGTTAGTCTTTGTTATAACATTGGCTGCACTAACTTCTCTAAGAGTACTTTGGTTAAGATGTTGAATGAGGGTGAGGCTCCGGTTGAGGTTGCTGACCAATTTCTACGCTGGAATAAGGCTGGAGGTAAAGTAGTTAACGGTTTAACAACTAGACGCGAAGCCGAGCGCTTGTTCTTTCTAGGTATTGAAGATTATCAGGAGTAATTTATATGAGTTTAGAGCTGCAAACTGATACAGAAGTAATTACTTCTACGAGCGTGAACGCTAGAGGAGATACTCATGGTAATCTTTGTGTTATTCCGCCAGTTAGTGCCTTTCCTAAGCATGAGTATCTAACTACTTTAGGTACA